GGTAGGGGAGCTTCTTGTTGTGGCTTCAAGCATTCAGTTTATGAAAACCTCCGATCCGCTTTATAAACTTCAGCTCCACAAGAATAACCGCCTTGAGGAAATCTGCGAGAAGATGGGGCTTGAGATGGTCCTTCTGGAAATGTCAGAAAACGGGAAGTCCGGGGCTGCCGTTTCGTGCGTGTGTGCTCCCTTAAATCACATTTATTGAGTAATATAAAGGAGTTATATGGAATTAGGAAGAATTTACATCGTTGCAAATAAAATAAACGGGAAACGATATGTCGGCCAGACGGAATTCTCTTTTGAACATCGGTTGAAAGATCACAGAAAAGAAAGAAAAAATCTTCATTTTGGTAGCGCTTTGAGAAAGTATGGTATTGATAATTTTGAAGTTCAACAGATTATTTATGATCAGAAGGATCTGAATTATTGGGAGCAATATTTTATAGATAAATTAAATACTTTTCATCCTAATGGATACAATCATACGACCGGTGGAAATGTCTTTAAAGCAAGCGAGGCGACGAAAAAGAAGCAGAGCTTGGCACACAAAGGGCATCCGGGGCCGGTATTCACAGTGGAAGTCAGGAAAAAGATATCAGAACGGATGATGGGTAATAAAAACTATTTACTGAAACATTCTGAAGAAACAAAAAAGAAAATGAGTGAAATTCAAAAGAAACGAATTCACACTCCTGAACAAATAGCGCGATTGGCTATAGTTGCAGAAAAGGGCAGGGAAACTATTAAGAAAAAAGTGTGGTCGCAAGAATATAGGGATGCCTTGTCAGCAAGAGCAAAGGCTGGTGGTTACGGGAAATGGAGTAAAGGAACCCACCGATCAGAAGAATCGAAAGCATTGATGTCGCAAAAATCAAAAGAGGCGTGGATAAAAAGAAAATCAAACGGCTATGTTCCGCCTGAAGTATCTGACAAAACAAAAGCGGCAATTTCTGCAAAGAAAAAAGAATGGTGGGCGGAAAGAACGTTAGAAGAAAAAATAGAACGAGAAAGAAAAAGATTGGCTACCAGGGCAATCAATGAAGCGGCACGAAAGGTTGCCTAATGGTTATTATATCAAAAGCACTTATAGACCAGTTCCCCAAAGTGGCAGATGAATTTAAGTATTATTTGAAACGGAATAATATATCTTTGAAGGTGATAGATTCTCAAAATATCTGGTGCCGCGATTATATGCCGGTCAAGACCGCTGACGGATACACGAAGTTTGTTTATGAAAAAGATGACCGGTTCCCCCAACTGGATGTTAAACGCGAGGAGTGGGCTTGGGTAAACCCCCGAATGTCAGATATTAAATTGGATGGCGGGAATGTAGTCCAAAATGATACCCATGTGTTTATGACCGAGATGGTATTCTTCCGGAATCGAAAGATCCCTCGTCCGTCTTTAGTTCAGTTCCTGAAAGATATTTTCCAGAAAGAAATCATTTTTCTTCCGGTAGAGCCGTTAGATGAACTTGGTCATGCAGATGGCATTATCAAAATATTCGATAACGATAAAGTATTGGTCAATGACTACTCATCTATCACCTCACAGACCTATTATGAGTATTCCTGCCAGTTGGAGCGCATTATTACTCAAGCTGGGTACAAAATATATAAGATGCCGTGGGCGTATCCTAAAATGACTGATTTCAGCGAAGTAGAGTTTCGAAAGAAATACCCTTATGCTGATGAGTTCAATCCGGGGTTTGGATATTTTATAAATTTTTATAAAGCAGGGTTCCTGATTTTTCTTCCTGTGTTCCATATTGACGATGACCATGCTGCCGTTCGGATGATTGAGAAATGCTATCTTGACCACGAGATTATCACGGTGGATTGCCGTGATCTGTCAATGTTGGGAGGATTAACAAATTGCTGCACATGGGAGTTTGATGATGTTGCCTCTTAAGGAATGGGTTAATTCCGATGAGATAAAAAAGATCCAGAACATGCCCAAGGGGAAAATGTTTTCTACGGCATTTTTCAGGGATCCCATGAGGGTGATTATCATCAACCACGACCTGTTTTACGCCCCTGCAGACGGTGTGGTTCTTTACGCAAAGGAATATGATCCGAAAGACTTTCTGGAAATAAAGGGAAAAGAGTTTCCCCTTACTGACCTTCTTGCCGACAAGGACTATAAAGAGAGGTCCTTGGTGATCGGAATTTTTATGACCGGGTTTGATGTCCATATAAACCGTGTCCCGGCCTCAGCCCATTATATTGATATCAGATTAACAAACAATATCTATACCCATAATGTCAGCATGATTATGGCAGAAAATAACTTGTTGGATGATTTCAGGATAAACAAAAACGCGTTGGGATATCTCAGGTCAAACGAAAAGAGGATTTCCGTGTTCTCCTGCCATGCGATTAAGGGGCATTTCTATATTGTGCAAATTGCCGATCGGGATGTGGATTGTATCCTTAATTGGGGGCAGAGCAAACATTTAACTCAGGGGGATAGGTTCGGCCAGATTCGATTTGGTTCGCAAGTTGACGTTGTAATTCCAGTAAAGTATCTCAAAAACTACGAAGTTTGCGTTAAGCCATTGGATCATGTCCTTGCCGGCGTTGACGCCATTATAAGGATTGGAGGATAATTTATGGATATTTTGTATCTTATATTATCTCTTTTTCTTGCTCCCCTGACTGTTTCCTTGATGTATTTTGCTATACGGAGATTATTTGAGAAACGCACCGTTGACGCAGATAAAAAAGATGCAGAAATAAAACGATTACTGGGCGTATTGGAGGTATCAAAAGAAGAAAGCCTGTCTGAATGGAAAGAAGAAGTCAATGCTTCATTTTGTACTATTAAGGCGAATACACAGAAGATTGCCGATGAGTTAAGTGGAAAAGTACCCTATGAACATTGTGCCGGAAGGATGGATCAGTTAGATGAACGGTTAAGAAACATAGGAGGGTAATATGCCAAAATGTACAGTATGTAATGGAACGGGATGGATAGATATCGTCCCTCCGGACGATCCGAGTATTCATCCTCCTGATTGGGAGAATGATGCTTACCTGTATCATTGGAAAGATGCGAAGCCCCTGATTTCAGAGTCGGCCTATAAGAACAATCCATATCAGCACTGGCTTGACTGGGGTAAAAATGCAGGGTGGATCTGGAAACCTGAAGGTTGGTCGTCGGCTATTTATCTAAAAAAGAATCCTGATGTTGCTGTCAATGAGTACTATGGAATCAGACCTCTTCTGCACTACTGGCAACACGGTCAGTCGGAAGGGAGATACTATATGGATGGATGGGCACCTCCTTCTGCTCCGGGTCTTCATTTGATCTTTGATAATCCCGGTAGCAAGCGATTCTACATGAGTGGCATAAGAACTTCCGCTGGTCTCCTCATGGGTGATTATGGACTTAATGTCGGCGGGCCTAAGATTCAATTCTTTGATGGCACCCTGCATGATGTCCAGACTTTCCCTGAAATGGAAAGCATTTATAATTTTTACAAAAACAAGTCCGGGCAGGTGTTCTTCACGACCGAGCATTACGCCAGCATTTATAAATACCCCCAGATGCAGAAGGTTTATTCAGATCCGAGCATTACTGCATTGATGTTCCAGATTCAGGAAGGAGCCGGAGGCTTGGTTGCACAAAAGGTGAATACGGCCGGAGGTTTAATAACTACCATTGTACGAAGCCTTGACGACGGTGAAACATGGCATGATTGGAAAGTCGTGTCTGGCAAGCGAATGGTCAACATGGGGACTGATGGAGTAAATGTAAGGCTCTGTGGAGCCAACTTCTATGGTGACACTTGTACCCCGATGGTTCTTGATGAGAACGGGACTATCATTATTCAGCGACCGGATTTCCCCGACACGAATTACAATGCCATTGCTGGTCGTAATGGATGTTGGGCCATGGGCGCGAATGCTCTGGTTTTCACGGCGCAATACTCCGAGCATAACTGCTATATGGATTGGTTTGACGGTAAAAACGCAATGTGCGTAGGGGACCTCACTCGTAACTACGTTATGGATATTGCTGTTGATAAAGTGACTGGATATATGTGGGCGATTACCTCAGTATGGGATGAATCTACTTGGCCATCGGCAGAATTGGTCTGCTCAAAGACTAATGGATTCAGTTGGGAAGTGGTTTGTGCAGTTCCCGGTCCTGCCGTCATAGCTCAGTATATTTCTCAGGAAGATAAGGGTATCTATCTGTTCGGGGGTAAGTGGGTAGATTTTGGGAGGGTATACTTCTACAAGTTCTGATGAATAAATTACTTAATGCCGTCGCACATATTTTATTTATTGTCCTGCTGGTCGTGGCAGTGGTGATGCTGATGAACTCAGGGAGGAGATCATGAAGGGACTTTATTCACTTTGGAAAGACGAAGGCTATCTCGATCAAGCTGTTACCGCAGGGATTGATACCATTCTTGTGGCTGTATACAATTATCCTTGGTCATCCAATATACCAACATTTGATTCTTGGGAAACCTGTCTATCGGTGTTTGAACGGTACAAGGGGAAAGTAAAGATGTTGGCATGTCCGGTACTTTTTGGAGAAAATCAGTTAGTTCCGGATGGCCATAAATTCAAATCCGCTGGCATCGAGTATGAGAAAACTTGGTGCCCGACAAGCGATGAAATGATGGCCAGATATTTTACTCCGTTTAAGGGAATTTGCGACGGTATCGTTTATGACCCTGATGTGGTGAACAATGCCTCTTCAATAAACTTCTTCCAGAACCAGATTGCTTGCGAATGTGACCGTTGTAAATCTAAGTTTCCATCTCAGGAATCTCAATGGGCTTATCGTCGGTCGGTTATGCAAAAAGATAGTTTTAACATGGGACAGTTGATCTATAACACCCCTTGGTCGATGCAGTGTTACAACAATGCTCTTTACTTAACGGAGGACACTTATGGAAAAAGGAATACGTGTGATGGATTCAAATGGAGATGGGCCAATGATAAACTGGCTAAGAGTGGGCACTATACCATCGTTCCCGGGGTATTTCTGGAAGCATACAAGACTACAGATGATTTCCTTACCCAACTTGCCTACTGGAATAAACACTATGGAAGCTGGTGGATTTACAGTCAGCACATGCTGTCCCGTAACAGTAAGATGACCGAAGAAGGCATGAAACAGTTGGAAGTTGGCTTCGGGTATTACGAAAGACGTCTGATGGCAGATGTGGATAGTAACTTTTTTAACAAACTAAAATCAATTTAAGGAGGGTATTATGTTTTACGGCATTGCTTTTATCATTGGTGCGGTGGTTGGGTTTGTCGCCGGTTGGCTGATTTTTCGCAACAACCCTGCTTTGAACGCTCAGGCAGAAGGACTCGCAAAACAGGCTGAGAAGATTATCAACAAATGAATGAACGATTACGAACCATGCTCATTCGGCACGAAGGATATAGAAATGTTCCTTATGCCGACATCAAAGGCATTAAGACTGTGGGGGTTGGCCACAATCTCGTGGCCAATCCTTTGCATCCGGATATGGCTGAATATTTACACGACAACGGTGAGATCACAGATGAAATGATCGAATTGTTGTTTGAGCATGACGTAAATGTCGCCATGAGCGAATGTAAAGCGCTCTACCATTCCTTCGATGACTGGACGGAAAATCGTCAAAATGCCCTGATGGATTGGATGTTCGAAGTGGGGCTGGGGACGGCCAAGGCATTTCATACATTTAATGCCCTTGTAAATACGGGCAACTGGTCGAAGGCGGCAGACGACCTCATCACCACACAATACGGCAGACAGGTCCCCCACCGTGCCGCTGAGATCTGCCGGCTTATAAGGGAGGGATAAATGAATTTTCTTGATGAGTTGAAACAGACAAAAACCATTCTGATGCTGATTGTTATTATCATTGCGTCTATCGCCGCCGGAGTGGCGTGGTACCAGGGGGAACACCCGAAAACTATTTCAAAAACAGAATTTGTGAATGTCCCCCAGATCAAAACGGTAACGAAGATCAAGACGGTTATGGTTCCGATCACTCAGGTAGAAACAATTTCAAAACCGGAAATAGTTGCCAAGCTCAAACTTGATGATACCATATCAAAGAACCCCGATAAACAGATTACGGCTACTGGCGTAATAGCTCCTTATGAGGGCAAAACAGATGTCCTGTCCATTCTTAATACCAAGACGGGTCATTCGGATATTGTTGCGAAGCAAGAGCCCCTGTCATTTTTTAGTTTTGAAAACAAGCCTGAGATCGGCGTCCGGTACGGAACCTCTATTAAGAACGGTCAAGAAGGTGATGTTTACGGCCGATGGGATTTTTTAAGGGTAGGGAAACTTCATATCGGAGCTTACGCAGAAGCGACTTCCTATGGAGAAGCTAAAGCAATGGTATCTGTGGGGTATAAGTGGTGAAAGCATACTTTTTGAAGATGTTTTCTGACGACTCTTCCGTATCCCTTATGCGGGTATTGACCGCTTTTGTCGCCTTGGATGTCATGGTTACATGGACGGTTGCTTGTATCTACACTTGGAAAATTCAAGACATCCCCTGGGGGGTGGTGTCTATTTTCACCGCAATGGTGGTAGGGAAGGCCGCTCAGCGGTTTGCAGAGCCAAGAAAGAAAGACGATTGACAGGAATGAAAATATAAGTATTATGTAAGCTGAATGGTGGCTCCCGGGCAAGACTTAGCGGTCTTTGCTCACTCCCTCAGGGCATCGCTCGGGAGCCTTCTTAAAAGAGGGATAACCTATGGAGGGAGTAGATATGCGAAAAAAAAGAATGCAGGGTGGTGGAATTTCAAACACAAAAGCGTGGTGGACGTGGCATTTTATGAAGCAAAGAGTATTAAATTCAACGGATAAGGATTACCCTTTATACAAGGATCGTAGTATTGATCCAAGGTGGATGGTTTTTGCAAACTTTCATGCGGATATGGGAGATAGACCCGAAGGGTTGACATTGGATCGTATTGACAATTCCAAAGGATACTTCAAAGAAAATTGTCGTTGGGCAACACGATCTCAGCAAGCGAGCAATAGAACAAAGGGAGATTATAGCAGAAAATTAACTATGGAAAAGGCGAGGGAGATTAAGGTGGCATTGTCCGAGAAGGCATTAGTGAGGGAACTTGCTGTAAAGTATGGAGTATCTACTTCCGCCATAACGAACATTAAGTGTGGTAGGAGGTGGGGCCATGTTTAAAGAAATCGCAGTTCATGCTAACTTCAACGAGAGGACCGGATACGGAATTCATTCGAGCCGGTTTTTTCCTAAGCTCGATGCTTTAATGCAACAACAAAGAGGTGGCAAAGGTACTGTCCACATATCATTACTGGATGTTGTGACAGCATCACAGACAACTATTAGGCACCCAGCGCCTTCTATCCTTTTCACAGTTTGGGAAAGTAGTATGTATCCTGATGCTTTTATGGATAAGTTGAAGTTATACGATCAGTTGTGGGTTCCAAGTGAGACCCAACGATCATGGAGTATAGCACAGGGTGTGCCGGAAGAATTTGTCCGCGTGGTACCGGAAGGAGTTGACCCTGATTTTTATAAGCCATTGGATGTTTTTCCTGAATCGGATACTTTTAACTTCTTGGTTGTAGGACAGTATCAACCGAGGAAATCTACCTTAGAAATTATTCAGTCGTTTCTTAAGGCATTTCCGGATAATCCAAAGGTTAGGTTGTATCTGTCGGTGGATACTTTATTCCCGAGTGACAATTATAAATCAACTGAAGAAAGGCTGGCAGGAAATGGGATATTTGACGATAGAATCATACCAATCCACTTTGAGGAAAGGGCAAGTTATCTCCGGAGGCTACAGACCTGCCATGTCTATGTGCAATGTTCTCGTAGCGAGGGATGGGGTTTACCGGGGATCGAAGCAATGGCGTGTGGAGCAGTTGCCATCATGGAAGGTTGGGGAGGCTCTACGGAGTATTCAGCCGGTGCTTTACTTGTTCGCGTCCCAGAATTAAGGAAGCCCCATGGGATTTATGGTGGTTGGGATGTCCCCGGCCAATGGGGGGAACCTGACTATGATCATCTCGTAGAAGTAATGCGAGATTCTTATGAAAACTATTCTGCCCACAAAGAAAATGCTCTTAAGTCCGCAGAGCGGATTCGTAGAGATTTCTCATGGGATAAGGCGGCTGAAAAAGCCATGATACACCTTGAGGAAATGTCCAACAGTTTGTCCAAAGAACTTCCAACAAAATCATTGTCTTATGATAAAATTGCCTCTGATGATGTCCAAGCTGATGTCATTGAATATGCTCGTAAACGTGGCTTTGAAATCACCGGTCTTAAGAAAATAGATTCTGCCATTTTCACCGTCCATTGCTGGCCAAATTCCGATGATAAGATGGCCACTCTGGTGGAAACAATCCACCAGATCCATGGGCTCGGGTATCAGGTGTTGGTATCCTCTCATTTCCCACTTCCCCCGGAAGTCATTAAACTCACAGACTATTATGTATATGAGCAACGGGACATCATGTCCGGGGACGACAAACCGGTTTACTGGAGAAAGAAGCCTGATGGTACGGTGGAACACAAGCAATGCACCTACGAATACCAGGGTGTTGCCGCCCTGAACTGCTTCCGTAACGCCATCGACTTCTGCCGGGGGAAATGGGATTGGATTTATGACATGGGCGCCGACATGGAAGTGGATCTCAAGGAGTGGCTCCGTCTGGTTAAAGAGTGCCCGCCCGACAAGGATATGGTCTGCATCCCCTATGAGGGGATCAAGAACGGAATCGGCGGTGGACTGTGGGCTGGCAGGACTGAATTCTTGGCCAAGGTAGCCCCGGTATTGAATTCATGGAAAGAATATGCCGACAAGTTTCCGGATGTAAGGTTCGTTGCGGAACGGTGGGTTTACAACCATGTCGCCAGTTTAGTGGATATCGAAAAGCATACCCATTGGATCAGCATTGAAACGACCAATCGTTTTGACAATGTTGACCGTACCTTATGGGGAGATGAGTTTCAGCTTCATTTTGTTGAAGGGCCGTTCCTTAATATTCTCGGGAACTCCGGGGAGGAATACGATGTTGAATACAGTAATCCCATCGATGGAGTGGATTTTGCGTTAAAGCAGAAATCCGGAGCGTGGAGTAAGCCCACAAAGAGATATTACCGGGATTGGTCCATCAAGGCGTCCCTGAATGGTGAATTGAAATTTGAACACAAACTGGACCTGAAGGGGAAAAATGTTCTCATCTCCATGGGTTCAAAAGCTCTGGGAGATACCATCGCCTGGATGCCTTACATTGAGGAATTCAGAAAGAAGCATGGATGTAATGTGGTTTGTGCCGGTTGGTGGCAGGAAGTATTTGACTACCCCGAAATTCAATACATTAAACCGGGTACGGTGGTTAAAGACCTTTATGCTTCCTACGACGTAGGGTGTTTTGATGAGCAACTTGACAAAAATGTTGCGAATTGGAGATCTACCATATTACAGAAGGTGGCCGCCGATATTCTTGGGATCGACTATAAGCCCATCCGGGCAAAACTGAAGTTTGAACCTCACAAGAGGGGTAACGGAAATAGACCAAAGCCTTATATCTGTTTCTCTGAGTATTCCACAATGCAGAATAAGTTGTGGAACCGGCCGGGGGCGTGGCAGAAGGTTATCGACCATTTAAACGGGCTGGGATATGACTGCGTAGCGATAAGTGCGGAAAAGTCAAACCTTCAGAATGTTGTTGATCACCACGGCCAGAGTATCCAAATGACCCTTGCGGATATCGCTGGGTGCGATTTTTATGTTGGTTTAAACCATGGTCCCGCTTGGATAGCATACTGTCTTAATAAGCCCTGTGTGATGATTACAGGGGTTTCAGAGGAATGGAATGACTTCCCAAACCCGTACCGGATTTCAATCGACACGGATTGCCGCCCCTGTTTCAATGACACCAGTGTACCAATTAGTCGGGACTGGGCGTGGTGCTACTCACCGGATGAAAAGTACAAATGCACCGCCCGGATCACCGAGGAAATGGTTTTCGAAATGATCGATAAAATAAGGGAGGAACATTATGCCCTCAAAAACAGAGCGTCAAGCGACGATGTTCAGAATCGCGAAACATCACCCGGAGAAATTATACAAGAAAAACCGGGGGGTTTTAAAAATGTCGAAGAAGCAGTTGACCGAGTTTGAGCATACTAAAAAGAAGAAAAAGAAGCGTGGCTATGGAGTGGGATAGATGGATCCAATCCAACAAAATACCGTAAGCGGCTTTACCGGCCAATCCCTTGAGAGGTTTTACGGGATAAACAACGTGGATCCCCCTCATCGTTTGTTTCCTGTAAACATTGGGCACTACTATATCTATCCGCTTCAGGAAGCGAACAATGTGGATATAGATAATTCCTACGGTCTGGATTCAAGGGGCGGTTATGGGACCGCCTTTATCTCAGGAACCAATATCCATTCCCTGTGGTCGAACACCGAAAAGACTATAGCGATGTTTGTGGATACCGCCACCCTTTATCAAATTCAGCCGGACTTTACGAAACTTGCCGTAGCAACCCGGCTATCCCTTAATGCCCGAATGTCCTATGCCTCCGCCAACGATCGGGTTTATTACACAAATAAGTACCAAATTGGATACATCAAGAATGGTGTGAACTATCCTCTAATGGATCCCCAGATAGATTTCAAAATGCCCTTACCGGCTGGACAGTTTATTGATTTTTTCAGAGGGTGTGTTTTCGTCGCCAAAGACAATGTTCTCTATATCTCCGACCCTTTATGCGACTATTACGACGTAAGAACTGGTGTAAGGAATTTTGCAGATTATATTACCATGCTTCGTGGGGTAAATGAGGATGGAGTGTATGTCGGAGGGAACCAGATATACTTTTTAAGAGGCAAGGCGAATGAGGATTTTGAACGGCTGAATGTCTATTCGGTAGGAGTGATTCCCTATACCGATATTACGGTAAATGGGAAATTTATAGACGAAAGCCTTGAAGATATAGTCATGTTCACCTCTTTGAATGGGGTGTGCATTGGCGACGGGAAAGGGACGATCACAAATTTAACAGAGGCCCGGTACAAGCTCTCCCCCACTTACCAGGGGGCCGGTTTCGTCCGGGAAAAAAACAATGTTCGGCATTACATAAACACTTTGTATTAAGAGGAGGACGCCATGGCACTGCGCTTGAGTACGGGATTAACTACAAATTTACTGGGGACTTCTGGAGCAGGAGCGAACCAGGGAGGGCAATCTTTTGAAGCTCTTATGCAGAATGGATGGTTTGACATCTATTCGGGTGCA